ATACATATGACTAAAACATTTTATATTACTTATTGGGCAAGTAAGCATAAGAAACACATAACAAGACAAGGAAAGCATGACGAAAAAAGCAGATATGGTACATCTAAAAAAGGTGTTCCTTATTATGTTTATTATGACTTAGATAGTCATGGTTATAGAACTGCGACTACTGCGTGGAAAGTGAGGCACTAATGAGCGACTATGTTTGGTGTCATGGTACTAAGTGCCATACTAATCACACACAAGACAGGATAAGAGGTGTCCAAGGTTCTAAAGTATTGAGGACTAGAAAGATAAAACAAAACTCATGGAACGCAAACACTTACTTCTCACACTTTTGTAGTCAAGGTTGTTATACTGATTTCCTGTATGCACATTGGGAAGAATTCATTAGACTACACCCAAGGACCGAGGCAATGGAAACTCCGATTAATGTAATCAAAGAAAAGGCTACTAATTGGCAAGGCAATCCATATACAAATATTAAGATTGAGGCTATTGACAATGCTTGACTTATCCTATATGTTCAAGGACATGACAGACAAAATAAAAACAACTAACCCATACTCAGGTGAGTCGGCAATGTTAACACCAGAAGAACACAAGTTATTCATCGAGATTAAACAGGCAGAATGGGACGAGGACTACGACACAGTTCGTAAAGGCATAAACAAATTTAGTAGAATGAATGCAGCAGCATACATGACATTACTAGACTAACTCTCTATCCCTGGCGCTAACGCGCCAGGGATCCTAACCAAATCTCAATTATAGGTTGTATCGCGACCCCTATCCCCCTTTTTATGTAAAAGGGGTCCCACTACTCTAGGTTGTATAGCTTGATTTAGACAGTTATACCTGGTAAAAACATATTGAACACTTTAAGGTGCGAAAAAAATTTTTTAAAAATTTTTATGGAATTAAATAATGTTGACATAAGTAAACTACCTGCAGACGTACGTAGGAAGTTTAAACAGCTGCAAGTAATGCACGCTGAAAAAAAGATACAGAACAAAGCCAAAGATGACTTTCTGTCTTTTGTAAAATGTATGTGGCCCGATTTTATAGAGGGGTCTCACCATAGACACATTGCAGAAAAATTTAATAAATTGGCTACGGGCGAAATAAATCGTTTGATAGTTAACATGCCGCCAAGACATACTAAGTCGGAGTTTGCCTCATACTTACTTCCGGCTTGGATGGTGGGCCGTGATCCAAAACTCAAGATCATTCAAGCAACGCACACCGGAGAACTCGCCGTAAGGTTTGGACGTAAAGCAAAAAATTTAATTGATAGTGAAGACTACGGCAAAATTTTTCAAACAAGATTACAAGAAGATAGTAAAGCAGCAGGACGTTGGGAGACTGCACAAGGCGGCGAATACTTTGCAGCTGGTGTAGGTGGTGCGATCACTGGACGGGGTGCGGATTTATTAATCATTGATGACCCACATTCAGAGCAAGATGCAATGTCACCCACAGCTTTAGAGTCTGCTTATGAATGGTACACGTCAGGTCCACGTCAGCGTTTACAACCTGGTGGTAAAATTATTTTAGTTATGACTAGATGGTCTAACAAAGATCTGACAGGAAAACTTATACAAAATCAAAAAGAAGCGAAAGCTGATCAGTGGCACGTGGTCGAGTTTCCAGCAATCTTGGACCATGGATCAAAGAAACAAAAACCAGTATGGCCAGAGTATTGGAAGTTAGATGAACTTGAGAAGGTACAAGCAACACTGCCCACGGGTAAATGGAACGCACAGTGGATGCAAAACCCTACAGCAGAAGAAGGAGCAATACTTAAACGTGAATGGTGGATGAAGTATACTGGTGAAAATATTCCACAGCTTCAACACGTTATACAATCTTATGATACTGCATTTTTAAAAAAGGAGACAGCTGACTATAGTGCAATCACCACTTGGGGTATATTCTATCCAAATGAAGATTCACCTGCTAATCTAATATTATTAGATGCCGTAAAAGGTAGGTATGAGTTTCCAGAACTTAGGAGATTGGCTCTTGAACAATATACTTACTGGCAACCAGAATCAGTTATTGTTGAGGCGAAAGCATCAGGTCTACCTCTTACATACGAGCTTAGACAGATGGATATACCAGTTGTCAACTTCACACCATCAAGAGGTAATGATAAGCACGCACGTGTAAATGCGGTTGCACCTTTGTTTGAATCTGGTATGATATGGGCGCCTGAGCAGAAATTCGCAGACGATGTCATTGAAGAGTGTGCTGCGTTTCCTTATGGTGATCATGACGATCTTGTGGACTCAACAACACAAGCTATCATGCGATTCAGACAAGGCGGTCTAATCGGACACCCTGAAGACTATATCGATGAAAATGTCGAGAAACAAAAAAGGAATTATTATTAATGGCAGCAACAACTATTAGAAACTTTATAGCAAAAGCCCTTTTTAAAAAAAAGGGAGCTATCGCTAGTAGCAAAGCCGTAGATTTTTCTGCAAAGGCTTTAGAGCAAAGAATAAAAAATTTAGGAATTAATCCAAATGAGATTAAAAGTGAGCAAGAATTAAATCAAATATTATCTTATGTTAAACAAGTTGAAGACCAAGCGTTTGATGCAAGGTTTGGTAATATGTTAGCCGGTAGCAAGTTTGATAAACAGGCTGATGTATTAGATATGACTGGCAAAAAAATAGACCCACGATCTAAGATCATGGGAGGTCAGCAAGCTGAAACAGAAGCAGATATTCTAGCTAGATTAGAAAAAGAAAACAAAGCAGCTGCTCAAAAAATAAGAGATAGAAAAAAATTAGAAGACAGAGCTATTGAAGATTTTGTTGATGATGCAGGTGGCGTAAACCCAGACGATCCAAGAGGTATAGATGATTTTATACCAGATCCAGAAGACATGGCACAAGGTGGACGTGCAGGGTATTTCAAAGGTATTGGTCCTGTATTTAATTTTTTAAATAAAAAAAGTCCTATGAAAGCGTACACTGATTATTTAAAAAGTGTTAAAAAAAGAATGAAAGAGGGTAAAGAAGCAGAGGTTGCAGGTGAAGTTATACCGATAGCTGCAGGTGGTGCGTTGATAACTAATCAGTTAAAGAAAAAATTAAAAGCTATGAACGAAGAGCAGAAAAAAGAAAAAGAAAAGAAAGCAGACGGTGGCCGTATTGGTTTAAGAGAAGGTAATAAAAAAATTACTAGGAAAGAAGAAGACATGGGTCCTTATTATGAAACAAACGATCCTGAAGAGGCTTTAAAAGAAATAGTTAAAAGAATGATAAACGTTGATCCTGCTAAAATTCCTTTGTCAGAAAACATGCAGTTAATGTTTGATTTAGATAGAGCACAGATTGGTGGACAAAAAGATATTGGCGGTGGTGAGTTAAGTTTTGGTATTAATAAAGGTTTTGGCCGAGATGATACTGGTATAGGTTTTAATTTTAGAAAAAAATTTAAGGATGGGTCTGACATGAATAGAAGAAGTTTCTTAAAAATTTTAGGTGGACTTGCATCAATACCTATTCTTGGTAAATTTTTAAAACCAGTTAAAACTGCAAAAGGTATTAAGAGCGTGCCAATTATTAAAACAGATAATGTTCCTGGTAAACCAGAATGGTTTGATGCATTGGTTAACAAAGTTATTCTTGAAGGTGATGATGTTACTAAAAAATTTGCAACAGCCGATAGACAAAGTATTCATTCCAAAACACTTGACGATGGTTCCGTGGTTCGAGTTACAGAAGACGTGGACGATGGTGCTGTAAGAGTTGAGTATGAAAGTGAAGCTAATGTCTATGGTGATCCGGTGCAGATGGAATACAGAAAACCATTACCTGATGAAGGGGCACCAAACCCTGCAGCAGAGTTTTCTACAGCAGAGTCAGGTCCAGTTGGAAGACAAGCATCTCCAGATGATTATGAATTAGATGTAGATGAAATTGGTGGTTCGAGTATCAGCGATCTTGATTCTGATGTATCGAAACTAAAAGAATTTGCGACAGGTAAAAACCCAACCCTTCGAGAGATGGTGCAGAATAAAAAAAGAAAAGACAAAGCCGCACGAATAACAGATGATACTGATGGAGCAGCTTCAGATGCAGTTGTTAGAAGACAAGGTGAATATTATCCTGATGATGATGGCCTTGCATCAGGCGGTATAGCTAGAATGTTAGGGGAATAATGAACCCATTAAAGTACGCACAGATGATGAAGTATCTGACTCGAGAAAAAAAAGCTAACCCAGATCTTCCAGATGTTTTTCCTGCAAGCAAAGCTTCCATTCCACCAGTTAGAGAAGATGTTGAAACAATAGATGCAATTAATAGATTTGTAAGAGACAACCCTGTTGAAAAAGCAGAGGGTGGACGGATCGAGCTTGGTGAAGGTGGTGGTAAAGCTTTTAGATTAAAACGGTTACAAGAAGATTATAATAAATTTGGCAAAAGCAAATTAGATAAAGGAGCAAAAGTTTTAGGTTTTAAAAACTATGCTGCTATGGAAGGACAAGACAATGCTAATTTTAGAAGAAAGATAAGAAGTCAGTTAACAGAATATGGTGAAGTGCTTCCGGCAGGATATGAGTCTGATGTTAGAGGTAGAAACAAAAGAGTTTTAAAAGAACAAGGTATTCAAATAAAATTATTAGAAGAAACAAATAAGAAAAAATTTTTTAATCCAAAAGCTTTTGCAAAAGCAAATAAAATTTCAATGGCAACATTGAAAGATCAAGCAGAACGTTTGCAAATAAATATTTATAAAAAAAGAATGGTTGATTCTAAAACTGCATTAGGAATCGAAACAGTAGATAAGTTAGCTTTTATACCTAACGATGCAAAAATTTCTGATAACGCTTTAAGTAAACTAGGAAAATCTAAATTAATTAAATATGAAAGAAAAAAAATAGATGAATTATTTTTTGATGTTTTTGGAAGAGAATTTAAAAAAGGAACTAGAGAAAGAAACATTAATTATAAACCAAAAAAATTTTTAGCTATTAAAAAAAATCTAAACGAATATAGACAATTAAGAGATGCTATTAACAAAAAATATCCAAACGTAAATTTTGAGCTAGATCATCCACTATCTAAATCTACTTTAAATAATTTATTTAATGCCACGACAGAAGAATTGATTAGGGTAAATCCTTTGGATAAAGATCTTAACAGAGGTTTTAAAGATGCGCTTTCACAACAGTATGAGATAGCTATGGGAGATTCTAAAAAAGGAATAAAAGTAAATTTAAATAAAAAGAAAGCCGTAGAAAAAATAGCAAGAGACTTAAAACTAAACATCGGTAAGATTAGTGATGATGCAACTAATTTTAAATACGGTGTAAAAGAGTTTCAAAAATTAGATATAAAAAATGAAATAAGTAAATCTTTAGAAAACCTACAGTTTTTAAATAAAAACTTTCAAGACTACGCTAAAAAAAATCCTAACCTATTTAAAACAGCAGGTGTAAGCACACAACAAACTTTTACGCAAATAAAACCATCTGAATTAAAAGATATTCAAAATATCATAGCATCATTTGGTGATGGTTCATGTGCCGTAGAGTTTGGTCCTAAAAAAAGAGAAGGTGGTAGAATAGGCTATCAGTTAGGCACAACAGGATTTACAAAATGTTTTGAACAAGGTGCAAGAAATTTTAACGATGGTAAATTTAAAACAACAGATCAAGTACAAGACGCAGCAAAAATTTTAAGTGGAGGTAAAAATGTATTACGTGCCATTACCAAATATGGTGTAGTACCAGAACTTGCTTTTGTAGCAGGTGAATCCTTATTTAGAACAGCGTTAGGAGAAGCACCATTTAATTCTATTTTAAAATCTATAGATTCATTTACGCTTGGTGCAACTGATTTTGGATCAGGTATAGATGCAGAAAAGTTTGGTAAATTTTCTAATCAAAAATTAGCTGTTGATAAATTTAGGAACAGTCAAGCTAAAGTAAATTCTTTACAGAATAAATTAGAAAATCTTAATGCAATAACAGATCAAGGTGGTGAAGGTTATGTTGGTGATTTAACTTCAGACATAAATATGACACAAGCACAACTTCAAGCAGCAGAACAAGAATTACAGAAAAACACTGTATCATCTGACATAGTTCAGTTTATAGATAGACGAGGACAAGAAATTGCTGACGCAGAAAGGGCTAAATCAGATTCTGCAAAACGATCATTAAAAGATCAAATGGATGGTATACCTGGAATACGTGATTACACAGATACAGAATCTACTAAAATATTTCCATCACAACCGAGTCCAATGGATTTAAATTTAAATATGTTTCGAACACTACCTACAGATATGATGAGTTTAACACCTTTAGGTGCAGAAAATTTATCACAATATTTTAAAACAGAGGGTGAAGATTTTTCAGCAGAAAATATATTAGCTTATAGAGATCAATTAAAACAAATGCCTTTATCTAAACAAGCTGAAATTTATGGAGATGAACAGACTTATGGAACGCAGGGTGCAGAGGCTTTACAACCATTAGCAGGCGGTGGTATTGCTAAATTAGCTGGTGTATCATCAGGCCCACCACCAGCATCGGGACCAATGTCTCAAGGGTTGCTATCTCTTAAAAACCGTGTTAGAAACTTATAGGAGTATATATGGCAGAAATAGACAAAGGACTCCCGAACACTAGAAACAAAGAAGAGATCCCTTCACAAGAAGAGATTCAAGATGTTGCTGTTCAGGAACCAGTAGAAGAAAAAGGACCAATCGAAGTTATCCCAGAAGAAGACGGTGGCGTAACTTTAGATTACGAACCAGGTGCCGTTAATATACCTGGCACAGAATCACATTTTGATAACTTAGCAGAACTTTTACCAGATGATGTTTTAAGCCCAATTGGAAACGAGATGGTTCAAAACTATATGGACTACAAATCATCAAGAAAAGAATGGGAACAATCTTATGTAACAGGTTTAGATCTTTTAGGATTCAAATATGAAAACAGGACAGAACCATTTCAAGGAGCTAGTGGTGCAACTCACCCTGTATTAGCAGAAGCAGTTACACAGTTTCAAGCACAAGCTTACAAAGAATTATTACCAAGTGATGGTCCTGTAAGAACACAAGTTGTTGGTGTTAAAAATCCACAAACAGAACAACAAGCAAATCGTGTTAAAGATTTTATGAATTATTTAGTTATGGATCAAATGAAAGAATATGAATCTGAATTTGATTCTATGTTATTTCATTTACCGTTAGCAGGATCGACTTTTAAAAAAGTATATTACGATGTACCTATGGGAAGAGCAGTATCAAAGTTTGTTCCAGCAGATGAATTAATTGTTCCATACACAGCTACCTCGTTAGATGATGCAGAAGCAGTTATTCATACAATAAAAATTTCTGAAAATGAATTAAGAAAACAACAAGTTAATGGTTTTTATAGAGATGTAGAATTAGGCCCACCAGGCACAGATACTAATAATGAACTTGCTAAAAAAGAACGTGAGTTAGATGGCACAAAGAAAACAGGTAAGAATGAACCTATATATTCTTTATTAGAATGTCATGTAAATTTAGACTTAGAAGGTTTTGAAGAAGTTGGATCAGAAGGTGAACCAACTGGAATAAAATTGCCCTACATAGTAACTGTAGAAGAAGGCAGCCGAGTAGTACTCTCCATACGGA